GTATAGCACCAATCCCGCCACCCCCCAAGCCACCTAAAACCCCGCCAGCTTTAGCACCAATAACCACGCCAGCAAAGATTGCTGCGAACTTCTTAAGCCCGCCCACGGCGTTGATGATTTCATTAATGACAGTGATCGCTCCGCTCATTACCGACTGCATTGCGACCATCACCGACTGTGCAAAGGAAACCACCACGGCTCTAATGTTGTCGATGTTGCCAACAACTTCACTTGATCCACCCATCGTGGTGAAGAAGTCTACCAGACCCGAGAACGCTTGAAATAACACATCTCGCACCACCGAGAGAACCATGCCGATGTTCTTGATCGCTGGAACGAGTGATTCAAAATTGTTTCGGAAGTTCTGCACGAACCCAACGAGACCATTTGAGAATCCTTTTAAATCCAACGCTTCCACAATCTTGCCACCGAACTCGGTAAAGAATCCCTCGACCTCGCCAGCGAGGCGAGCGTAAATACCCTTAAGTGTTCCCGCCTGCGCTTCTGCTTGCTTGATCACATCGGCATTGTTCTGCATCCCTGCGAGCGCGTTGAGCGCTGTTCCCGTGCCCACTGCGCCATTAGCCAGCATCTGCATGGCATCATTAGCGCTGATCGCTGTGTTGTTCACCAGATTTAATCGATCCGCCAAAGCTTGGTAAACCGGCAGGCCCATCGCTGCGAGCGCTGCGAAATCATCCTTGGAAGCTTGACCGGTGCGGGTCATGTTCTGGGCGACTTCCCCTAATTTGTTGAAGACATCCGTGGCACCCGAGCCAGCAACCAACGAGGTGCGCCCAAAGCTTTCAATCATGCGTGCTGCGTCTGCGCCCGAGACCCCGAGACCGAGGAACCCGGTAGCGAGCTTGCCGACCGCATCTTGTGCGATGCGCCCCTGGTTGGCGATCTCGCCCATCACGCCACCAAGGCGCTCTGCATTGGCTTCGCCTGCGAGCCCCTTGATGCGGGTCAGTATTTCCTCGGTGTTTGCAAAGGCCATCACCGCACGGTCATAGATTTTGTACACGCCATAGGAGGCGAGAGCGCCCCCGATAGCGGTGACCGGGTTCATGATGAGGTTGGTGACGCTTTTGAAAATAGAAGAGGCAGCGGACTTGATTTTGGTTTCGACATGGGTGAGGAAGCTGGCGAGCTTTGACTTGGCTTGTGATTCTTTGGCGGCATCGCCACCACCCACTGGAGCTTGCCCGCCCTGGGTAAGAAGCTTCAGCGCATCCTTGCCTGATATCGCACCCGAGGCGATTCGCTTCATCACTTCCGCGGTGCTGACCGCTTTACCTTCGACCTTGGAAAGTTCCTTCGCCATTGCATCGAACGCTTTGACGCCCATGCTTTCCAGCGCCTGAATGTCTTTCAACAAGACCTTGTCCGACTCGCCGATCTTTCCGAGGATGCCTGCGAAAGCCTTCGACGCTTCGCCTGCATTCTTGGCAAACTTGCCTATACCCTTACCGAACTTGTCGAGCGTGCTGGTGATCGTGTCCGCATCGAGGCCGAGCTTCTTGAGCGAGACCGCAAAGGCGAGGGCATCGTCTGCACCGAGCTTAGAAGTCTTGGCGAATTTATGCAAGGCGTCACCCATGACCCCGGCGACATCATCATCGAAGTGCTTGGAAGCCTCGGAGGTGATCGCCTCGAGGCCGCCTAGGTCATCCTTGACCTTATCCAAGTTTGAGACGAAGTCGGTGATCGACAAGCCCATCGAAACATTCAATGATCCGATAGTTTTTGCCATCATCGCTCCTAGGTTTTCTTAGTGCCCATCGCTTGCGCCCACGCTTTGAGCCCTGCGAAGTTGTCAGGCTTCTTGTTTTCCCCGTACCAGTCCGGGATGAAGTCTTTCACCTCGAGCACTTTCGACTCCGCACCCCGCCACACATTCGCCGTTGTGCTGCACACCTGCGCTGCATGAATGTCGGCACGGTCTGCGTCGAGTGGCTCGATCGTGGAGAAAGCCATCCACTCGGTAAGCTCCTGGGCATCCATGCCATCGAGGAGTTCACCGACTGTTTTCTTTAAGTGCCCAGCGAGACGGAATAGAAACCGCCTCCCCGGACGCTCGATTAGTTTTTTCTTGCGTCTTCAACTGCTCCGCCACTCATGCCGTTATGACGGGCGCACGCATCGAAGAGGATGCCCACAAGAGGCGCAGGCATCTCGCCAACAGCATCGACCTCGGCATCGGTGAAGATTCGCTTGCCTTGATCATCTGCGATAGACCTTACCACCAGCTTGGCTCGGATGTTGGATAAGTTGCCCGACTTCGAGCCCGCACTGATTTCACTTTCAAGTTGATCACGCTCGCGGGAGCTAATCACTCGCAAGAATACTTTGCCGCCGAGCTCGGGGATCTCGATCTCCCCGAGCTTGTACGCACTGCCTGCACTTAATAACTTTTGCTTGTCTAAAATGAGAAACTCCTTAATCAAAAGCGTAGGTTATTTTGCCTACTGGTTTAACGCCAACTGTGGCCTTAACTGTGTTGTCGCCCGTGGCAACGCCATCGACTTGAAACTTCGTGATGATGCCATCGAAAGAGACGGTCGATGAATCGGCGAGGGTTATCACGCACGATTTGGCTGCGCCGTAATCTTCGATGTATGCGCTGATCGTGCTCAGTGCTGCGTTGCCCACACCTACGATGGCGGTCGCAGACATCTCGCCACCATCGATCATCCCGCCTGCGTATTCCTTAGCGTGATCTGGGCTAAGTAGATTGCTTATATCAACGGTGCCACGGGTCGCACTGGGTGGCGTGATGTCGGTAACACCGGTGAGGGTGGTGCCGCCGATCGTGATTGCCGTGCCTTGGGTTAAGACTGCTGCCATAATTAAGACTCCCTATAGATGATGGAAAAATCCAAAGACGAATGATAAAACACGGTGTCCGAGCCCTCGAAAAACTCGGGCTGGTCTTGCTCATCACTCACGCTAACACCGAGAATCGTGACACCCGCAGAGGTGCCGCGAAAGTTGTCCATCACGATTCGCATCTGGTTCATGATGGTTTCGACTTCCGATTGAGTTGTTGCAATAACATCACACTGCATTCGCACTTCAGGCACTTTCGTATTGCCTGCGTCGAGCGTTGCTGACCTTATGGTGCTGATGCGGTGGTAAACGATGTACGGAAGCGTGGGCTTTTGTGGCGCACGACCAGGATAGATGCGGGTTCCCACATAACCAGACATCGTAGCGTCGTCGATTAGTCGGGCTCGAAGGGCTTTAGAAGCACTCATGCCGCCCCCCTGTCTACCGCTTCGCCTAGTATCGCTGCGATTATGTTGAGCGCTTGGTCTTTGGTTTCGTCCCACGCTGGTCGAAGGTATGGCTTGGGTCTACCACCGGGATGCAATTTGCCATCGGCTTTATAGTCTTTGTCTTTGCGTGTCAGAAGCATTTCATTGGTCACATCGCCTGCACCCGTTGGATGTGCTGCGGTTCCATATTCAACGAAGTGCGCGTACTTGGTCGGGATGTGTTCGAGCTTTCCGATCTTTACCCCTGCCCGTCGCCTCGGCCCGATGACAGCGTAGGCATATTGCTCTGACTTTTTGAGCACTACCTTTTCCCTGATGTCTAGGGCGTTTTGTAACACCCGATGTTTTATTGAGACTTTTCGGATTGCTGCTGCAACTACTAGTTTACCTGCTGCTTGCAATGCGTTTTTCAATCCTTCTCGCTTCACCTTGGTGTCGATGTGTTCCATGAGTGTGAGCAAACCTTTAAGCGAGGAAGAGTCGATTCTGATTTCTGCTCTGGGCATTAGTTCCCCCTTTCGATCGCATCGATCTCGAGCTCCCATGAGCCCTCATCGATGTTTCTGATGCTCACGATCTCAAGTGTGCGACTTCCCATTGAGATGCGATCGCCGTGAAGGATGTCTGCCTTGAATCGAATGCGGACACGGTGCGAGATGGAAGCCTGCCTTGCCATGCCCTGCTCTTGCTCCCTGCCTGAGAGCGGGCGAACACTCGCCCAGGTCGTGTAGTAGGTATTCCATGAGCGGGTCACCTGACCGTAATCATCAACGGTGGTTGATTCATCACGCTGAAAGCTTATTCTCTGAGTTAATTCGCCTGCTTTGAGCATTAGTTAACTATCCCTCGGCTGAACATTTTAACGATGTTATCGACGGCGTAGGGCACTTCGTAGCCCTGCACTTCTCCTACTGTCTCGCGCTGGTTGTACCAGTGGCCGACGAGCATCTTGATCGCTTGTTTTAAAATCGCTGGCACCGCTGCTGCGTTGCCGTAGCCTGCGACATAAGTCACCACGATTGAGTTGTAATCATCTAAGTAGTCAGGCCAATCCTCATCGTAGGCGGGCATGACACGACCGGGGTTCGAGGTTATGTCAACCTGATAAAGTTCGTTGTTCCATGTCTGGAGCTCGCCATCGAGATCGTAGTATTGGATTGAGCTCACCGATTGCACTGGGCCTTCGAGGTAGAGGATGCCAGAGTCGGGGAAGTCGTCAATCGAAAGCGCAAGAGTCTGCGTCACCATTTTATGACTGGCCATCTGCTCGAGCTGCTGTCGTGCTGCGGTGATGAGCGTATTAATCAGAGCGT